AGACACAGTTACATCAGCGGCACTTGCCTGACTTGCTGTTATTCTAAGAACGTCTGATGCATTCATAACAATCTTTTGGTCGCCACCAACAGCCACCAAACTACTTCCAACAGGCACTATAGCGCTTTTCACAATGTGTACGTTGTCGCCGTCATTGTTTATTAGCTGAACGTTAACCGTAATGGATACTGTAAGTATGTTAGCAACATTCAATCCAATTATTGTTGTTTCTGTTGCAGAGGGACAAGTGTAAACATCTGCGTTTGATGTCCCCACAGCCGTGTCAGTAAATGTCTTAAATGCGTTTGCCATTTTCCTATCCTAATGCTATCGCAAATGCCAGCGCATTTGGGTCTGTTTCCGAGAAATTTACCGCATTGCCAGTTGCATCGTTAAATATCATCTTCTCTGCTGGCAACGTACAAAATATTGTTCTAGTGCCAGACGACCAGCTTATCTTCTCGTCACCTAATGTAAGCGCCGCATTGTCTGCCAAGGTGACTGCTGAACTTAAAACAATACTTGTCTGGCTATTCACCGTAGCAATAGTCACAACGCCGGAGATTCCTGTCCCTTTGACGCGCTGTCCCACAGTTAGAGTACCTCCAGAGACATTATCAACTGTAACGGCTGTAGAGGCGCTCACAGCGCCATTTACGAGTGCTGTAATCTTTGTGCTACTGCTTTCTAAGATCGTAGTCCTAGTCAGTGTTGTGCCAGACAAAGTATATGTTCCAATTCCAACCTCAAAGTTCGTGCCATCGGAGCAGCCGTAGTAAGTGGTGTTGCTGTTCCCTATCTCAGAGAAAGCCTCAAACCCACTTACTGCTCCAGCTAAGGTGTAAGCACCCGTGCCAGTAGTGGCCGTAGTTTCCTTAACACGATCTTTGATTACGAGAGCCATTACTTCAGCTCAATGCTTAGGTTGCTTGCGTTAATTCTGAAGATGTCGCCAACAGCCAGTGTTTTTGATGCGTCAAGAGCGCCTAGGAACAACGTATTGCTACCATCGAACTTTAACACGACATTATCAGCAATGCTTTGAGCAGAGCTAAGAACGATTGCATTTTGATTTGTAACAGTCTGCACTGTAACGAGGCCGCTTATCCCGCCCCCAGTGACAACATCGCCGACTGCAATGGTCCCGCTGTTTGCATCCAGCGCCACGTTAGCAGAGCTTGATACAGCACCGTTTACAGTGGCCCGTGAAAAGCTATTGTCTGCAACAAACGCATGAGTGACTGTGTAGCTGGCAATTCCACTGGATGGAGAAAACTCAATATTGCCATCGTTAATCACTCTCTGAGAATCACAGATAACTGTGGCTCCAGCGGTGTGAGATGCGGCGGAAGTTCCGTCTTGCGCTCTGGTTACCCCTGTTAACGTATTAACACCTGTAAAGGACAGGGCAGCGTCATCAGCGATTGTCACAGCGGATGACAGTACGATGTTGTTCTGGTTAGTCACAGTGGCGATGCGAACTGTGCCAGATATTCCTGTGCCAGTCACAACCATACCAACTGTAAGCGTTCCATTGTTTCCATCAACAGCTACGTTAGTAGAACTGGAAACGGCTCCGTTTGCATCAGCGGTGGCTGTTCCATCCTTGCCTGTGTAAGTGAGTATCTCTTGGTTGATAACAATATCACCCGATGTAGGCAAAGCCTCAGCATCTGTTAAGATAATCTCTGTGTCCGAAGCGCCAGCATTGACAGCAAGTGTGGTGTTTGACTGTTTCCAGTTAGCAGCCGTTACCTGTTGTCGCGTATAGTTAGCGTCTTGACTTGTTATATTCACTTCCGTGAATGCACTATTTTCAGCACTTGTTACTGCGGTAGCTAAACCTACATATATGCTGTTGCCCGGCGTGGCAAAGGAAAGAGCATTATTCTTGAACAAGAAGTCAAGAACTCGTCTTTCCAAGTATGTGGTTGCCGCATTTGATGTTGCCATCTTCTACTCCTTATGTGCGAGGTCTAGTGGGTAGACCTTGCCTGTATGCGTCATCGTTTTCTCTTGCTTCCGCGAGGTCTTTTAACCTTGATAGGCTTTCTTGGAAGCGCCCATCATACATGGATATAACATCCTGCTCACCCTTCATGTAAATATACGCTTCTATTAGAGAACCGTAAAGAAGGGCATTCGTGGCGTTTTTGCTAAGCCATGTATATTCATTGTCTGCGCCAGCGGTCAGGCTTGCTGGACGATAATAGTAGTGAAGCTCCACAGTGTATGCCTGATCCGGTGTCGGACCTAATATGAAGTTTGCCTGAACCTGACCCGCTGCGGCTGTCGCAGTTGCATCAAAGAAACCATAATATTTAGGAGTTCCTGTGACGGTACTGTCTGGGTACGCTTCTCTCATAAAGTTTACATCTTTTTCAAGAAGAAACCCCTGCTTGCCAGCAGTGCTGACAAACAAAGAAAAGGGAGCCAAGAAGTCTGAGGGTGTTGATAGGTACTCATTACCTTGAGTAAGAGCTGATGTAGCGTTCTTACGAAAGTTCTCTAGGTCAACATTAACTATTATTCTGTCTTCTGCCGCACGAATAAAGACAGGGATGTTGTTCACGAAACCTGTCTCGTCATTCTCTGTAAAGTCTTTTATAGCTTGCTTTAGCTCGGCATAAGTATAAGACATTAGTTAATCCTGACTATCGCAGTTCCCGCTGCCGCTGCTGGCATCGTTATATTAAAGTTGGCTGAACTCACGCTTTGACTTGAGCCAAATGAATAGACAGCAACAGCTTTGTTCGATTTACTGGAATTATATATTAATGCTCCACTTGTGGAAAACGTAGCGTTTGACCAAGACGGATTACCAAAATCAACCAAGCCCGTGGTCCCGTCTGTACTTGGCGCTACAACACTTAGTGTAACTCCCCCCGCAGAGTATCCAGTTCCTGATATCTCATTTGATGTGCTGTATGCTGTTGTAGCGGCATCTAGTGATGCGCTACTGCTGTACAAAGCAATCTTGAACGTATCAGATGTAAAGTCGTGTACCGCTTCAAACAGTTCTTTCTTAAAACTTGTACACAGTGCTGTGTTTATTGCCATTTTATACTCCTACGGGGTGTTGGCTAGACCGCCCATTCCGCTATGAATTGTGCAGTAATAATACAGTGTAGGCGCTCCACTAGCCACTGTGATCTGCGTATAAGCCCCAGATGAACCCGGAGTACCACTTGTTGTCACGCCAGTTGTGTATTGCGAGCCTCCACCATGAGTGCCGTTAGCTGTGGTTGAAAACCTAAATGGATGACCTGAATTACTGTTGTTAGACTGGTCAAACCTGTATGTAGATCCTTCGTTTAATGTAAGAGTTGGAGAGGCTCCTGAAAGGCCAGCAACATAATACTTGTTTCCGGTTCCGTATGAGTTGGTTCCAGAGGCAACGGTAACTGTGTAGTTTATTACAGTTGACAGAGTTAAAGAGCCTACAGCGCCTGTTCCAGAAACCCCTGTAAGAGACACTGTAACAACAGAGCCAGCAGTACCATCAGTTACAAGATTACCCGCTCTACCAACGCCAAACCCAACATTAACCCTAGTCAATGTAGTAACATCAAACGTTGGGAATGTTATAGTTACAGACTCCTTGAGTCGTTCTGGCCTTGGGTTAAGCAAGGACTGAGGGTCATTGGTACGCACACGGCCTAGAAAGTTTTGGGGATGATCTGGATCGACCACATCCCTGCCAACTCTAAAGCCCGTTCTGGTGCCATTTTGGATTTCATCGACTAGGTCAGTTAATTTGTACCTAAAGCCGGTTCTGTCACAAAAGCCAAAAGCGTGTTTCCCTCTAGTAAATGCCATTAGCCAGAACGTCCAAACCGCTTACCTTTTGTGGCCGCACCAGTACCGCGCATTACACCACCTTTAGCCATACCCTTTTTCATCATACCGCCTTTGGCATAACCTTTCTTCTTCATCATGCCGCCGCCTGCTCTACGGGCTAATTTGCTATCACGCAACTTACGGGCCTTAGCCAGCATTGCCTCGCGCCCTGACTTCTTCTCCATGGTCGCCTTGGCTTTGCTTGGAGTTGGGGTCATGCCTGTACCCATCTTGGCCTGTGTCTGCATAGAACGAGTTGCTGTGCGCTGACGCTTATTAGACTTGTTCTTTACATCCATGTCAGCCATCTGCACACGACTCATACCCTTATACGGGTTGCCCGTCTTAGCGGCTTTACCAGCTCCCGCACCCGGAACCTTGATAGATTGACCAACGCGAATTTTGTTAGCGTTCTTGATGCTTGGGTTAGCCGCAAGAAGCGCCTTCAAGCTAATGCCCTTTGACTTTGCAATTTGAGATAATGTATCGCCTGATTTGACCTTTACAGCCCCACCTTTGGCGTAACCCTTTTTCTTCATCATACCGCCCATAGCCATCTTTCCTTTTCCGTCTGCGGCAAAGAATGGGACTTTCTTTCCACCCTTCTCTACCATTTTAAGTTTGCCACCAGCAGCTTTACGAAGTGGACCGGTGCGCTCAGTATTCATTGGGTGCTTTGGGTTTGCATGCCGGGGCTTTGCCTTTGGAAGTGGCGTCTTTTCGCCCTTTTTCATAACCTTGCCGCCTTTGCTAAAAGTATCCTGACCATCTTCTAACATATCCATAAGGTTTTGCTCTCTCATCTTTAAAACCTTTATCTCCTTTTGAGAAAGGTTTGGATTAGCCAGTTGTTTATCCAAATAACGCAATCTTGAAAAAGTGCTATTTTGATCTTTGTTTTTTACAGCCACATTAGCCTCCTAGATAAAACGTGTCGTATGGCACGAACTTGATTGATGATGAGTCAGTATCCTCGGCTGCCGCCAACTCAAACTGGAACTCATACTCTTGCTTCAGCGGTCCCACACGAGCCGCAACTTCAGGTTTCTTCATGGCTATGTAATACGCCATACCAGCCGCAAGACAAGGCACAAACCTTGGCGGCACATCAGCGGTCGTTCCTATTCCAGACGAGACGCCATTGATTCCGCGTAAGCGGAAATACGATAAAGTATACGAGCTAGAATCCGGCACAGGCCACAAAGTAACATTGACAGCCGTTGCTTGACGATCAACAAAAATTTGAGAAGGCCGTCCTTGCAAATTTTTAACGCTTTGCTGAGCATAACTTGAGACACTGATACGCTCCAAGCTAGTATCGACTTGCTCTGTCCCAGAGCCTGTACGAACTTGGTGTTCAATAAGGTCAATAGTGTCCGCAGGCATTTGATAAGTTGCTGTGCCTGCTGTGAGAGCTTGTGTGCCAGAGTCGATAGTCCAGAGGTTAAGTCCACGATTTTGCCATTCCAATGTTAATAGGTTTAAACTACGCCGCGCAGTTTTTAGGTCGTATCCTGTTTGCATCTGAAGTCCAGCGCGTTCAAACGCCTCTTCAAATATCTCAGGTAAATCCGGTGTTATTACAGCCATTACTTGACCTTCCTATGCGGCTTTACTTTATTTCGTATCTTTTTAGGCTGCTTGACGAACTGCTTACCAGCCTTAGTTCCTTTTCTTTTAGCAGCCGTGGTGGCCGCATATTCCTTAGGTGAGAGGGCTTTAATAGCTGATGCCGGTAAATACCGCTCTCCGGTTGCTTTTGACCCTTGTGTGGAGGGCTTGCCACTCTTCGTTCTCCATTTTTGCTTTGTCCAAGACTTCAAGCTTTTTTGCGAACTCTTCAAAGGCATTGTACCACTCCCTACCTACTCAACGCCATTGCAGCACCCAGAAGACCCACAACAACAACAACTAAAAAAAATACTGTAATCCCAACTTTTGCATTCTCAATCATTTCATTATGCCTCAAAGCAGCCGCTCTGCGCCTAGCCATCTCAGCTTGCTTAGCCTCTTGTATTCTTTTTGCTCTTTCATCAACTATACCACGCCAAGTGCCATGTCCAAAGCGCATGTCCACCATAGTGGCAATCTCTTGCATCTGCTCTTTTGCGAGCTTAGCGTTTATTACTTCTGTGGCGACTGACTTAACGCCAAATTGGTCACCTATACTAACGCCAGATTTTTTGCTTCTTTCCTTTTGAACCTGCTTCTCACCCTCAAACAGATTGTCTATAAATCCAGCTATATCACCAATATCATTTGCCGTTCCTATGGCGCTCTTTATTCCACTAACAGCACTTTTAAAAAGGGCTATACCAGCTAAGGTCTCTGCGATCATGTCATTTCCTATTTCGGCACTGGTTTACAGATTGCCGTTATCTTGACTGATCTCCCTTTTATTGGTGCTGGATTTTGCTTTGAAAGTCTTTCTGCAAAATACAAACATCTATCCATGTCTACAAATCTTTGAGTCTGATCTATAATCCCCTTCCCCATATAGACAACGAGCAAAAACTCAATCACGATACCCGCCGCCTGCTTTCTTGTATTGCTGCGCCAGCATTTGCGCTTTGCGAGCTGACCACTGACCGGGAGAGCCACCTTTGCCGCCAGCTTTGATTTTATTAAATAGGCTCTTACGCATGGTTGGCTTAGTGTAGTTTCCGGCCTTATTGACAGTTGATTTTGTCTTGCCTCCAGACTTCATGCTTCTTGGAGGTTTTTTGTTTTGCTCCTCAACATACTTCTTCTGTGACTCCATTCTAGCTTTTGCTTTTTCCCCAGTCTTCGGAGTTCTAGAACGAATCCCCTCAAGCATGTTCTTTCCTGAAGATCTTATTGCTTCTCCCCCAGACTTCATCTTCTGTATTTCCCCACCATTATCGTATGCTCTAGCCTTTGAGTAACTAACAGGCTTTTTGCCCATAAAAGTTCTTGCAATGTTAAAGCTAGGGCTACCCTTTGGTGTTTTTATTTTTTTGGGTTTGGCGGTTTTTCCGCCACTCTTCATTCCCTTAACCGAAGGAGCCTTTCTACTGTAAGACCCCTTACCCTTCTTCGGCTTTACAACCTTTGGCTTTAGAGCGGGACTTGCTAAAGTTTTTGCAACAGGGTTTCCCCCACCCTTCAAAGCTACAGGCCGCTTGCGCTGACCACACATCATTTTTGCTGCTCGCATGATACCTCTCCTTGACAGCAGTCATCTATAACTTGGTCACACTCTATGCATTGTTCGTGACCGTGAACATAAATTGTCCTTAACCTGTTACCACACCTTGGGCATCTAGGCCTTGCGGCTAACCTTTCCTGCGGTCTTTGTTCTTTTGTAAGACCTGTTCTTTGAGGCGGAGACAACTTTGAGATTCGACTTTCTATTATCTTTTGGGTTCCCGTTTCTATGAGCGACATCTTTACCATCACCCTTTTTTACCTTACCAGAGGCAAGCATCTTGCTTCTGGCTGTGTTTCTGCTTGCGCGGCGCTTTTTCTGCTCAGTCGTTGACTGATAGTTTTTGTATTCGCCCTTGTAGTTTCTCCTAGTAGAGTTTGCCACGGGTCTTACCACGCTGTGCAATGCCGTCTCTACTCTTCTTAACAGCACCACCTTTATACATAGGCGTCATCCCCTGCATTGGCGTTGCGCCCATACCTGAGCCGGATTGTGGGGCGTCAGGCGTTCCAGCAGAAGCTTTTGCTTTCTTTTTTCCTGCCTCAATCATCATTGCTAGGGGGCTTACATTTTTTAAACCCTTGCCTACAGCACGACCAATCATGCCCTTGCCTGTCATGGCTCCTGCTAAGGGGCTTATCGATCCAAGAAGCTCTCCGCCTCCGATCATCTTTTTAACCTTCTTTTTCATCTTACTTCCTTTCATTTGGCTGCCCATGCTGGATCTGGATATAGTCATTTTATCCACCCAATAAATAAATGGGCTAGTGCGCCTACAGCACCGCCTAACCCTATGATTACCCAGAAAGCACCTTTCCATCTATTGGCTTGAGCCTTTAGATCGGAAACCTCTTCATGGACATGCCTAACCTCACTGGAAAGAGTCTTTATACGCTCTTCCAACCTAGCCAGAGTAACTTCAACCGCTTCAGTCATTAGCACTTCCACCTTTTACGGGCTTGCCTTAGACGGCTATTAGGGTTGGCTGCTGCTTTAGGGAACTTCTTCATTTGACCAGCAGAACGCGCACAGAAAGACTTACGCCGCTTAGCTGATGCGCTACCGGGCTTTACCTTGCCTGTCACTGCCGTCTTGAGCTTGCTACCGGGGTTTTTAGCCCTGTAAGCCTTAACGCCCTTAGCGGTCATTCCCGCGCCTTTTTTAGTAGCGCGGAAATTACCAGATTTAACAGACGTTTTTATAGGCGTTTCTTTTTTTCTAGGCACAAAAACATCTCCTAATTTAAGCTAAAAGAAGAGTTACCTTACTTCCGCTGCCACTAAGGGCGGCAAAAAACACACCGTCTTTTGCTAAGATACCATCGTCAGGAAGGAACACTTCATTCCATCCGGCAGCAACGGTAATGTCAAGAAGAGTGGCTCCAGTAGCGGTTCCATTCTTCAAGGTCAAAGCAGTGACGGCTGTTCCGTAAACCAAGATGTTTTTGATTCTAGCCCTAGATGTACCAACTAGAGCAGGGGTATCGCCTGTATTAAAGTTATACGCCTTTACATCACCATCAGCCATAATAACCTCCTATTAAGCAAGGTTATTGTTTTGCTGATACAGGATTGTAAAGCGAACAAGGCCTGCGTTTGTGGCAGCAGAAGCGGTCACAGTCAAACGAATGTCTGATGTGCCAGTATCCTGCCAAGCTAATGCAGCGCCAGCTTGTGTTGTTGGGTATTTACGACCAGCGTCTGTTCCAGATGCAAAGGTGTTAAGAATTGTAGCTGCGCCACCTGCTGTGTCTCCAACACTAAGGTTGGTCGTAGCATTTGCGGCTGTAATGATGTCAATCACACAGTCAATAATTTGAGAGTTTGCAGGAATAACAACGTCAGTGACCTGAGCAGCTAAAGCGCCACCTGACAAGTCCGCTGAAAATGTTTGGGCCATAACAACTTGACCAACGTTTGCAACGTCAGTTCCTACTGTTGTGCCTGTAGTGTTCTTGATTGTTCCGGCCTTGATAGGTCCAGAAAAAGTGGTAGTAGCCATGAGGAACTCCTTGTCTAGGCTAATGTCAGCCGCCCTATGCGACTGTCAAGGTTCTTATGAATTATAACAAAAGAAAGGGCGACCCGAAAGCCGCCCAATCAATATTTTACCCAGTACGATTAGGCTCCGGGGGAACCGTAAACGCCAAGCGGGTCAGAAACGCCGAAGCTGTAACGCTCACGAGCCTTGTAGCGGACGTTGCCTGTGTCAAAGTCACCATCCATTGATGTTGACATTGCTGTACGGACAAAGTGCTTCATGCCGTTTGGAACATCGGTGGTCAGGAAGAACGCATCGTTGTCAGTCAAGTAGTGATTGACACGATAGCCCTGAGCGATTGAACCATTTGAGCGTAGTGCGTTGATGTCGTTATCGGCTGTGCCGACACGCAAGTCTGTCTGAAGCAGACGTGTTGCAACGAACATCAATGCTGGTGGAACGATGAGCTTCTGTGGGCGAGCAGCAATCAACAGGCCGCGCTCGTCAACGAAAGCAGCAATGTTGATGACCGCATCTTCCAATGAAGTCTCGTTCAGGTCAGCGTTAACCGCAGGACGGTTACCGTTCACACCACCTTGGACGGTTGGGTGAGATGTGTTGAACAGAGTAACACCATCGCCAGACTGGAAAGTGGTGAAACCATTGTTCAGCAAAGAAGCTGCTTTGACTTGCTTTGTGTAAGCCATAGCGCGGGCAAGAGCCTTTGTGTAACGTGCTGAAAGCGCGTCATACAAATTATCTTCCATTGCTTCTTCGGTTACAGAGAAGCCCATTCCCACGGTTTCGTGGTTGTAACGGGCTGTGAAGGACTCTTGAGCTGAATCATATGAAATTGCAGAACCTTCAGTTTTGACTCGTGCAGCACCAAAACCTGACAGTTTTACTTCCTCCTCAAAGCTACGCTCTGAGTTCTCAGTTTCATAGATTTCTGCATGTTCGTTTTCGTACTTTTCGTACTCCAAACCAAACAATGCATTTAGACCCGGCAAAAGCTCCTTTAACAGTTGTGCGCGTGAAATAGCCATCAGTTACACTCCTTATGCTGAGCCAGTTGTTGAAGAGTGCTGATGGTAATTAAACTTACACACCAGAATCGGGAATGAAGTACCCTTTTCATCACCCTGATCGCCACCGAGATAATCGATGATACGAATTGGGTTCTCAGCATCTGTGCTGATTTCAGAGATATCCAAAGCTACACGACTAATGTTTAGTGTGGTATTTGGAGCTGTCTGAACGAAAAGTGTATTCTTGCCGTAGACATCGCCAACATTTGTTGGAGCGCCATCCGCTTGGATGGTGAACAACGCGTTAGGGTCGTCTACTACAAACGCCATTGCGTCAGACGCAACAGTGCTAGCAGGCCATTTTTGTGAAAACACTTTTTGACCTGAGTTAGGATCGGTGAATGAACACCCCATGAAAATACCGACCATATCGATGGCGGTAGAATCATCACCTGTAGCGGCCTGCTTCTGAATGGTTGTGGTTGTACCATTATCTACAAGCATGGCGACATCGCCAGTGCAGATATTGGTAGCATAACCTGACAAAATTGGGTACTGGCGGAAAACTTCCAATGAACCAGAATCCAATTTACCAATCGGGCGCAGACCGAAGGGAGCGGCTACTGAAGACATAATCATCTCTCCTTCTAATAAGCCATTGTAAAAACGGTAAGCGCCAAAAGTTATATGTAACTTTCTTTACTTACCAAACGATGTTTTCGTAGACCGCTCTGGATTTAGAACGGGCATACGAGGATCCGATTGACGTAGATAGTTGTTATCTACTGAATCAATCTGTTGTGCGTTCATCTCATCGTGAGCTTCACGGCGAGAGTCCACATATTCGGTTGAGTTCTCGCAAAGTAGCAATCCTCCAACCTCAACATTACCTTGAAATCGAGAGTCGATATCAGGCAACACTTGTAACTCAGGATGGTCCTCTGCCTTGACTGGCGTCCAACCCTCACGAAATTTAGACGAAACATTGGTGTTATCTGCGTTACCCAAAGTTGATGTGCGTATCCAGCGATATTCAACACCATCGCGTGGTACGGGGGTAGGCAGCATGCCCGGTCTTTGCCATGTTTTTTTACGAGCTGTAACTTCACGAGACTCGTTTGAGCGTGGGGTTCTATCAGACATTAGATGCCTCCTTCAAGAGTTGCGCCGCATATTGTTCTGCCGAAAGGCCAAGGCGCTTGGCGAGAGCGACTTGTGTTGAGGTTAATTGCACTCTGCGTGGTTTTTTTGCACTCCGCCCAGCGGGGGCAACCACGGAACCAGTTTGACGAACAGGTGCAGCCTCAACTTGCTGCTCACCAAACTTGTCTGGAAACCGTTGACGCATAGAATCGTCAATACGGTTATAATACTCATCTGCCTGTGATTGTGGATTGATACCCTGCTTTACCAGAGACTCATGCACACCAAAGGCATATCCTGTCATTTCTGAGTCATTGCCAAACCATTCGTTCTGTGCTGCCCACGCCTTTGTCTTCGCGTCTGGCTCTGGAACCTTTGGCTTTTGCTGCAACTGAACAGGCTCTTCCTGAACTTCTTGCTGCTTTGGCTTGTAAGACTCAACTCTAAATTTTTCATTTTGCAGGTTGTTTAACTGTTCCTGCGCTTCAATCAGCTTATCAGGGTCTCCTACTTCATAGGCCTGCTTATAAGCGGATTTAGCACGTTCAAGTTCAGCTTCAACGCGTCCCTTTGCCTGCTGTACCAGAACACCTTCACCCTCTTCGAGGGTTTTACGGAGCTTCTGGTTCTCCTCGTAAACCTTGCGAGCATAATCAACCGCCTCATCTTGAAGCCTTGCAGCCTCTTCTTTTCGGCGGCGCTCTTCATGAAACTCAAACTTTAGCTGCTTAATGCGCTTTTGCACATTTTCGCCATAGCTCGCGATCTCATCGTCTTCAGGTATTTGCGCCTCAGCATCTTCTGCACGGCGTGGTTTGTCTTCTTCAGGGGTGTCATCAATGATGTCCACCTCAAACCCAGAGTCTCCAATTTCTTCAAACTGTTCCTCTGCAACTTCTTTTTGCGCTACTTCGTTCATGCTCTTGTGTATCCCCTTGGGTCATCGACAACAGCCTCAACGGTGTCGTCATTGATAAGACGGAACTCCTGTTTATCCACCTTAAACCGTGTGCCGGAATAAGAGCGGAAAATTACGAAGTCACCTTCTTTACAGTAAGGGCCATTAGGAAACTTTTGAGTGTCCTTATACGCGTCTGGCCCAGCCTTCACTACAAACCCAATAACTGATGCGGTTTGCTCCGCGTTCTTCAGTGTATCGGTTATGTAAATGCCGGAATCTGTTTTTTCTTTAACCTCAAGTGGCTTAATTAAGAGTTTGTAGCCAGATGGTTCTGGTATTTTCCTTGCAGTTGAATCTTCAACTGTTTTTTCAGCAGAATACATTTCTGTTCCTTTTGCAGTGATTTAGGTTCACAGTACCTCGCAGGTTGTCCCTGAAAGTCTCCACAATTACAATATAACTCATTATTTTGAGTTATGGAAGTGTCAGGCTTCTTCAAGCCTTTGTTCCAAATCGAGGATATCACGCTCGACAAGCGCGAGCGCCTCGACTTTCCCGACCAGCCGAAGATACTCTTCATGGTTTTGGCATCCGCCACCGGCCATATGGTCAGCGATATCATTCATATAGTTCCTTATTTTATCCCTGATTACTTCCGTCATCACTCATCTCCCTTGCCATTTCACGACCAAGATCAATCCCATCTTTCATATCTGCTCTACGGGCTTGGTCAGCTTCAGTTGCCACCTTAACGCCAAGGCGAGCGCCTTCACGTCTCTCTTCAGACTTCAGTCTGTCTTCCTGAAGATCTATATTTGCTTCCTTTGCCTGCACGTCTGCCTGCAATTTGGCTACATCAAGTTGCTTCTTATGCTCAAACTCAGCCTCTTTCAGGGCCAGTTCACGCTGCTGTATTTGAGTAAGAGGATCTTGCTGCTGTTGCATAGCCTGCTTTTGAGCCACTTCGGCTTGATCTTTGCGGAGTAGCTTTTGTGCCGCCTCTGATGCAAGACGCGAAATCTCAAGCTCGACATCTTCTGGCAAAGGCTTCTCTTCATCAGGCATTGCCACACCAAGATTCTTTTCAATTTCCTTGCGATACTGGAATGCGACATGCTCAGTAATGTGAGCCGCCATAGCTGCCTGTATTGCGGCAGCGAAGGGACTTTGCCCAACAATCTCTTGAAGCTTTGGATCTTGCATGGCAGCCATATGCACCTGAATGTGTGCCTCATGGTCCTGATACTTAAACGCTTTTACAGGCTCCTGTTTCAGGATAGCCATATTTTCAGTAACTGGGTCTGCTGCTTTAATGTCGTCTGGAAGCTTGATGATCTCATCCGCGTCTTTAATCCCCAAGACCTCTAGCATCTGCCTATGTAACATTCCCATGTTGTATAAATTAGGAGCTTGCTGAGCTAACTGCATAGCCGCCTGATACTGTACAACACGCTGTGCCATAGTAGACGCATTCGGGTCTGATACAGGGATTACATCAACGCGACCATCAAAGTCACTTTGACGGCTAAAGTCACCTTCCATGTCATAGATATATTCGGCTGGCATATAATCTTTTACAATTTTTGCCAGAATGCGTAGTTCATTTTTTAACGCTGCGTGAAGACGTGCCTGAACACCAGACATCACCTTCATGCTTCGCTCCATCAGAGCTAGGGTCGTCCCGACCGGCGCTTGTGGGTTAAGATTTCCGACTTGTACATCAGCAACGGAGCCAATCCGTCTCCCCTCTTCCACGATGTTTCCGAGAAGCTGGTACAATACCGATGATGGTTCCTTGTAAGGAAGGAATGCAATTGAATCCCTAATTGCACCCCCCGGCACGTCCACGTCCCTGAACTCACCCGGCATGAGAGGCGAATCATCGCCCTTAATACGAAGTCCCCTAGCTTTGAGGCCAGCAGGTAGATTGGATAGCGTACCCGCGTCAATAAGCTGTCTAAGAATACTGGTGGCGCTTTTAGCAAGACCACCAATAAGGTGAATAAGACCCGTTCCATAAAACCCAAGTCCCGGTAGGTATCTATAGTGAACAAAGTGCGCTCTCTTACGCTTTTTAATATCTTCTTCATACCAGTTCCTCCGTATAGACAAAACTGTCAAGCTGGACTTATCAATCGTTACAACATACGGACGTGCCAGACCATCCGGATCATCAAAAGGCTCAGGCATGAGAAGATCAGCGTGGACCTCAAGGATTGTGTGCCGATCATCGTCCTCAAGAACAGCGGTCTCTCCATCAATCTCGTCATACTTTTCCTGAATGTCTGAGTAGTCAGGCTCTGGGGCGGGCAACTCTACATCAAGATAGAAGTTATTAAACTGAAGCTCGGCAATTTCATTCGGTGTTTTTTTCATGACATGCGTATAACGGGGGCATGTAGCAAGATCAGCAGCGCCATAAGACACAACAAAATCTTCAGCAGGAACGAACATCGCGCATGGGCGCTCCATGATTGGATCGTAATAAACTTTTTTGAATGCTGACCCGGCAAGCGGAAGACGGAACAGCATCTGCTCTGTTTCATCACGATACTCACTCATCTCCTCAGTAAGAAGATAATTCATTTCTGTTTCAACACGCTGTGCCTGATCAAGCTTCTCTTGATCTTTTTTGCCCATAACTTTTGTGCGTACAGGACCAGACGCAGGAAAAAGTTCACTCATGGCTTGAGCTTGGAAACGGACAACAGCTTCAGTCAGAACTGGGTGAAACACACCTGCGGCACCAGCCCATGGCTGAGTACGCTCTTCAATCTTCATCCCTAAAAGGTCAAGGCCTTTGACATATGATCTGGCCCAGTCTTTACGGGATTGACGGTCTGCCACAAAATCATCAACAAGCTCAGACGCCAAAGCGCCAAGCTCATCATCTTCGATGTATTCAGCTAGGTTTGCGTCATGATCTGGGCCACTAAGCTCTTCCGTGAACTCGCCAGTAAAATCAATAATCACTTCCTCGCCATCGGCCTCAATAGAAACTGCTTCAGGGTTTACAACTTGAATCTCCACCTCATCCGTTTCTTCTATATCGAAATCAGCGGGTGTCATCTGTTTTTCTACAGCCATTTTGTATCAGTCCTATTTTTTGTCCGGTGCTTGCATAATAACAGAATATTGACCATGGTGGGAGTGGGATAGGTCACCGGTTACCTTCCAACCCATATCTTCGTATTTTTCTACATCCTGATGCAAAACATATCTTAAAACAATTTTTTTAGTAATATTGAACAGGCCGTCTGTAGCTTGGTTCGTCTTCCCATTCATCCATTGAACTCCTAATCCATCCCCCCTGACGGAATCTCAACAAGGCCTGCGTTGTAGAATCCACCAAATCGTCATGCTCCCCAGCAGGAAATGCAGCACACTCCTCAATAACTTCTTCCGCCCATCTGGTTGGCGGTGCCCATATAACACCTGACGCAAAAAGATCACTTACTGCGTTAGCTCTAGCTATCTTATCCTGTCCACGGGACGGTGTAAACTCCGTGACGGGTATTCCCATGGCTCTAAGTTCAAAAATAAGCGGAGAACCAGCGGCTTTGGCCTCCACAATCATCTGATCTGGCTCATATTCCCAATATTTGTCATACGCGGCACGTTTTAGGTCTGGAAATTCAAGTTTTTCCTTATATGCGTCCAATAATATTAGATTTGGGACAGTTCTTCCCTCTTCATCAGGGTGATGGAAGATTCCCCATGTGGTACAGGCAGAATAATCAGCTCGTTGCGTTTTCAAAAACGCAGTGTCCCAGCTTTGGATGATTGCTTCACACGGTGGCGGGCTACTTTTATCCCATTCCTGCCACCATTCTCGCTTAATCAAGGCCCCTTCTTCTGAAGTCGGGTCTTGCTGGTACTGAGCAGACCACTTGGACAAGGGTAGTTCTGCTCTTAGTGACTCAAGCTGCTCAAGAGGCCAAAACTCAGGCCACAAAGGATCGCCAGAAGGCATAATTGCCGGAAACTCAATGATTTCCCAATCGTCCGCACCCTCTCTTTGCGTGGCAGACTTCATAATCTGGCCTGTTAGGTCTCTAACTGACCATCTTGTCATCACTACAATGATCGCTCCACCCGGTTGTAGTCTCTGACGTGGTCCCGATGTGTACCATTCGTATACCTTGTCGTAGACTTCTGGGTTGTAAGCCCCCAATGCCGCCTCCTGCTCCGAGTGGGGGTCGTCAATAATGAGAACGTCAGCACCTTTACCAGTAACTGCACCACCAACACCAATAGCAAAATAGTCACCTCTCTTGTTTGTGTTCCATCTTCCGGCAGCTTTTGAGTCAGAAGACAGGGATATACCGGGGAAGACGCCTTGGAAGTCTTCCTGATTGATCAGGTTTCTAACCTTACGTCCAAAGCCAACAGCCAACTCTGCTGTGTGTGCCGTCTGAATAATCTTTTTTTCGGGGT